CATAACTGCCGTTACTTGCACAGATATGGGTGCCTACGAGGGCGGGTATCCGTCGGTAACTATTGTGGGCACTGGCTCAGGTGCTACCTTTACTTGCACAGAACTAGCTGGCCCGTTGGTGGTGTTTGGTCACAATCTAGTAGCTCCGGATATCTGGGAACAAGGTTGGCCCGAAAACACGGGATACGGAGGTATCGAAGGGTACCTTTGCGAAGACAACTGGTTTGGATGTACGGATGCCACAAAGGTGTCTAATGTGTACTCTACTATTGGCGGAATCGAGAACTGTGTCGATCTGAAAACAGGGGGAACGCTGGCAAGCCCGGCTATCTTCCGCCGTAACAAGTACTTTGGGTTGCGCGCGAACTTGTGGTCGCCTTCTGCTGTCTTTACATTTCACGACGTATGCTCGCACGTAGAGATTTACGACGAGACTATTATCGACTGCTCTTCTGTATTCAACTTCAATGCCCAGTACCACAATGATAGATACGCTAGCGATGGCGGTAGTACCGGAGGTACGTCCTACCCAGCGTGGGAGTCATTTACAACTATTAACATCCACGACTGCACGTTCGCTAATATCGAAGACTTTGCTACTACTGGTAGCTGGACAGCGATGCAAGGGCGCTTGTGGTATGGCAACAACACCGCAACTATGTCTGATAATACCGCGTATCTTTGCGACTATTTTGCAGACGAGCTGAAGAACGCCTCAGCAGACGCTTTTGTATTTAGTGGCAACACTCTACCAACAACCGTAGATCTAGATGCGTACACGGGGGCCTTGCCCGCCGGGTGGTCTACATTTACAGCTGGTTCCACAGTGGAAGAGGTGCTATCCGTACCCTACACAGGATATACAATAACAGTTAGATCTACCCCACCGTAACTAGTACCGAGGAGGTACCCCCAAATGTCGGATGAAATCCAGACCCAAAGTGACGAACAAGAAATCGTGCTGTACGTACAGACTAACAGCCTAGCTGATCCTGCTCCGTACGAGCTACTCAAGATGCTGTACAAGGGTGCGTACGATAACACCCTAGGAATCATGGAAGCTTACAACGAGGAGACTGGTGGATTGGAGTACCTACTAGTCGGCCTAGGCCCTGATGAGGAGTCTAAACTAGTCAACGCCTTTCCACTAGCCAAGATCTTCTCAGGCCCCGAGGACTTTGCCCACTACTCCGCACCTGATGGTAAGGGCGGGTACGATAGGGTAGAACTGGAGCCGGCTACCCGTGAATCCATCAACTGATTGGCCTGAAATCCTCAAGGAAGAGTACCGATTAGGGGCCTCTGACTCCGAAGTAGCTGCTGAATTGGGCCTTACAGAGGCCTCGTTCGAGAAGAATTACCGTGAGATTGCCTTGTTTAAGCAACTGGTTGACCTAGGTCGCCAACTTTCTAAGGCTTGGTGGTACAAGCAAGGGCGCTCTAACCTACAAAATAAGATGTTTAACACCGCCTTGTGGAATTTCAACATGAAAAACCGCCACGGATGGGCGGAGAAGTCGGAAACCTTGGTGGAAGACAAGAAAGAAGAGACGCTAGAAGAGATGCAAGCCAAGTTACTGGCTAAACTACCCCAGATTATGAAGAAGTTTGGGGGTTCGGCTACTGGTGCAGAGATTCTGCTGGCTACTTCAGAGGATGATGCACTAAATGTCAATCAGCGGACTAACTAAAGAGCTAAACGCCCCGGCAATTGCCGAGGCGATGCAGCGTTTGATGCCCGGCTTGACTGGTGCGGACGTAGATGACGCCGATGTGGCGGATTTCTTGCGTCTTGCCGATAAGTACGAGATGCTTATGGCTCAGGCCGGTACTAGGAAGTGGTTTGTGCCGGGATCGGCGTTCTCTATCGAAAATTGCCCCAAGCACCGGGAGTTTTTTGCAGCAGGAGCTACATACCACGAGCGGTGCTTCATGGCTGCTAACCGTGTGGGCAAGTCTATCGCCGGAGCGTATGAACTGTCGTGCCACTTGACTGGATTGTACCCATCTTGGTGGAATGGTAAGGTATTTGATAGGCCGACCGAGTGCTGGGCTATAGGATCTACAGCCCGCTCTACCCGTGACGTTGTGCAGAAGGAGTTGCTAGGCGCTATTGGTGCGCCGGGTACGGGTATGATTCCTATGGACAAGCTAGGCCAAAGCTACGCCTTGGCCGGCGTACCGCAAGGTATCGACAAGATCAAGATTAAGCACGTATCCGGCGGGTGGTCAGTGCTGGGCTTCAAGAACTACGAGCAGGATGTGCAAGCGTTCTACGGTACCGCAATGGACGCGGTTTGGCTGGACGAAGAGTGCCCCGACTTGATTTACAACGAGTGCCTGATGCGTACGATGACTACTGGTGGTATCATGTTAGTTACCTTTACGCCGCTGCACGGGCTTACCCCGTTTGTTGTACGGTTCTGTCAGAAGGCGGAGTTCCTAGCCGGAGCCCGTCCTATCGTCGCTACTAGGACTGAGGAAGACACTGGCGAGTCGGCTGCCGAAGCACTAGGCTTTAACTCTAAGGCCGTTGTGCAGGCAGGGTGGGACGATGCTCCGTGGTTAGGCCAAGATGCCAAGCGGCGTATGCTGGAGGATACACCCCCGTACCTACGCGAGGCCCGTTCCAAGGGTACTCCTGCGATGGGTTCTGGTAACATCTATCCTATTCCGTTCGAGGATATCTCAATAGCCCCGTTCAAGATCCCCGACCACTTCAAGTTTATGTACGCCCTAGACGTTGGTTGGAATCGCACAGCCGTACTGTTTGCTGCCATAGATCCTAACACGGAAGTTATCTACATCTACGACGAACACTACCAAGGTGAGCAAGTCCCGTCTGTGCATGCAGAAGCTATCAAGAGTAGGGGGGCGTGGCTGCACGGCGTCATCGACCCCGCCTCTCGCGGACGTAGCCAAGTAGACGGCACCCGTCTAAAGACGTTGTACAAAGAGCTAGGTCTAAACCTAGTGGATGCTAAGAATGAGGTAGAGGCTGGATTGAATTCTACTTGGAACAAGCTGTCTAGCGGTAAGATCAAGGTGTTCTCGCACCTACACAACTTTGCTAAGGAATACATCCTTTACCGCCGAGACTTGCAAGGTAAGGTCATCAAAGAGAACGATCACCTTATGGATTGCTTGAGGTACGTCGTGAACAACACTAACAGAGCGCTGTCTAAACAGCAACTCTCCAGCACAGGGATATATAATGGAACTCGAAGATACGACCTCTGATCTAGATGACGGCCTGACTGAAGAGCAGCGTGCTATTGAAGAAGAGCTGGCTAACGAACAGCACGAGAAGCTAGAAGCCGAGCGTATGCGGATGCTAGACGATTTGGCCGGAGTAATCCAAGCCAAGTTCTTTGACCGTGCCCGCAGGCGCAAGAACAAAGAAATCCAGTGGCTAGAGTCTGGGCAGTTGTACCTAGGCAATTTGTCGATGAAGACGTTTGCCTCCTACGACAAGCCATTCTCGGACACTACCCAAAGCGGGCGTCCTTACTACAACATCATCCGCAGTAAGTGCGACATCGCCATTGCCCAGTCTGTATCTATGCAGTTTGCTGGTGGTGAGCAGAACTGGTCGCTCGGTGCTGAAGTATCCAACAAAGATCCACAGGAAGTTGAGAAGGCTCGTGCGATGCAGAATAAGATCGCCAGCCAGCTGGAGCACTGCTCGTACGGAAAGAAGTCTAGGCGGGCTATTGAAGACCGCGTTATCCTAGGCGTAGGTATTCTTAAGGGCCCGGTCAATACCGGCAAGATGCACGTTACGTACGAGGCCGTAGAGGGCGAAGAAAACGTGTGGGTTCCTACTATCTCCACCGATAAGTACCCCGGAGTGGAGTACGTCAACCCTTGGTTCTTCTACCCTGATGATACCGTCAACGACTTCTCCAAGTCCTCGGATACCTTAGAGGCCCACCCGAAATCAGCGTTCGACCTTAAGTGCCTAGCCTCTCACCCCGGCTTTATCCGGGAGTCTATCGAAGAGGTCTTGCGTACCAAGCCAGCTGACTACATGGAGAGTACGTACTCAGACTACGCCTCCCTAACAGCCAGCAACCCCTACCTATTTGACGACAAGTACCTAGTTCTAGAGTACCACGGCCCTATCACCAACTCCCAGCTAGAGGCTCTATCCATTGAGCCCGCGTACGAGGCTATCGACGAGGAGTACTACGGTGAGGTCTGGGTTTGTCAGGGTAAGGTTATACGTATCGAACTAGAGAACATCGAAGCATCGTTTGAGCTGCCTTATGGCGTGTCCGTGTGGATGCGCGACCCCGGCTCCGTGTTTGGCTTCGGTGCTCCGCAGCTTATGAAGGACGCCC